GCTGGTAACTTATCTATCGCACAAGAGCTTGGAACGTTTCGCGGCAACTGGGCAAGTGGTACAGCGTACAATCCACGCGACATTGTTAAGGACACAAGCACTAATAATATCTTTTTGGTAAATACCGCGCATACATCTAGCGGCTCTCAGCCTCTTACAACAAATGCTAACAGTGCAAAATATGATCTTATTGTGGATGCTGCATCTGCAACTACGTCACAAACAGCAGCTGCTGCAAGCGCTGCAACGGCAACCACGAAAGCAAGTGAGGCAGCTACAAGTGCTACTGCTAGTGAAACTGCAAAGACCGCTAGTGAAACAGCGCAAACAGCAGCAGAAGCTGCGCTTGATAGTTTTGATGATCGTTACCTAGGTGCAAAGTCTAGCGATCCTAGCACTGACAACGATGGTGATGCGCTAGTTGCATCAGCACTCTATTTTAATACTTCAAGTGGTATGAAGGTTTATGACGGATCTTCTTGGGATGATATTAAGCCAACAAGTTCTGAACAAACAAATATAGATACGGTTGCTGGTATATCTAGTAACGTAACCACAGTGGCTGGTGTTGCAAGCAATGTAACAACTGTAGCTGGCATATCATCAAATGTTACCACAGTGGCTGGTATAAGCAGTGCTGTAACCACCGTAGCAAATGATGGTACGGATATTGGAACAGTTGCTGGTATAAGTGCAAATGTAACAACAGTTGCTGGTATATCAGCTAATGTTACCACAGTGGCTGGCATAAGTGCCAATGTAACGACAGTAGCTACAAATAACGCAAATGTTACTACTGTGGCGTCTAATATTACTGGCGTAAATAGTTTTGCAGAAAGATATAGAGTTGGCTCTAGTGATCCTACAACAAGCCTTGATGAAGGTGATTTAGCATACAACAGTACAAGTAATGTTCTAAAATATTACAACGGCAGTAGTTGGCAAGGTATATCTCCGGGCATTGGTTCTGTTGCAGATGATAGCACTCCACAGCTAGGCGGTAACTTAGACCTTAATAGTAATAATATTACTGGAACAGGTGATATAAATATTACTGGAACTGCTACTTTTACCTCAACAGGTTCTGTACAACTACCTGCAGGAACTACAGCACAAAGATCAGGTTCTCCCGCAAACGGTATGCTGCGTTATAATAGTACAGATGGTGCATTTGAAGGTTATGCTGGTGGTGCTTGGGGTGCTATTGGTGGTGGTGGAGACTCACAGACAGCTTCTACATCAAGCACTTCACAGACAGCTATTTCAACATATACAGCTTCTTCATCATTAGGTATTGAGATTACTGTTATAGCTACAGACACAGTAGCTACAGAAAGAACAATAACAAAACTGCTTGTAACACACGATGGATCAACAGCAGTAGCTACACAGTACGGTGAGGTAAACACTGCAACTGCTATGGCTAGTTATGATGTGGATATAAATAGTGGCAACGTAAGATTGCTTGCAACAGCAGCATCAACAAATGCAACTAACTTCTCAGTCAATGCAGTTATATTAGCATAATAGAAAGCCAAGTGGAGAGTGAAGCATGGCAAACGATAAAGACTTTAAAGTAGGCACAAGTATAAAACCTAAAAGGTATCTTGAAGCTTTAGGCACTGTTGTAAGTACTTCTGGTAGTGTAGATACTCTAGATCTATCTACTGGTTCAGTATTTAATTATACACCAACTGCAAGTAAGGAAATCCAAATAAGCAACCCTGCAACATCAGGTACAAATTCTGGTGCTGTTTTGCTAATTAACGGAACAGCTAGTGGATATACTACAACATATCATAGCAGTATAAAATTCTCAGGTGGTACAGCACCTACTTCTCCTGCAAATGGTGAGACAGATTTAATTACTTTAGATACAACAGATGGTGGTACAACTTATCTTGCATCTCATGCAATAGATGGAGCTAGTTAATGGCTAACGATAAAGATTTTGTTGTAAGTAAAGATGTAGAGATTGGTAAAGATAGTAAAGTTACTATTGGCACTATATCAAATAACGCTGTTGATTTATCTACAGGTAATTTTTTTACACATACGCCTTCAGGTTCAGTTACTTACACGTTTAATAATCCCGGTGCAGTACAAACATTTCAAATGAAACTTACTGGAGGGGCTTCAGCAGCAATTACATGGCCTAACTCAGTAAAATATGAGGGTGGTACAGCACCTAATGCACCTTCTAATGGTGAAATAGATACATTAACATTTACAACAGATGACGGTGGTACAACTTATATTGGTGTACTAACTGGTCACAATTTAAGCTAATACTGGAGAGTGAAAGTATATGGCTACAACTAACTTTAAAATAAAAAACGGATTGTTATCTAAAAGATATTTGCAAAGTAAATCTGCTGTTAGTAGTTCAAATTTTACTACAGGATTAACCTCTCTTATTTTGCAAACTACTGGAGATAATAGTAATTGGGTACAAAAAACAACAGACATTTCTGCATATGGTGGCGCTACTGTAAGACCAGTATATCATTATGATATGATTGCAGCTGTATTTACAGCCGACTTACAATTAGATAATATTGTTGTAGGTAATGAGACTTATAATTTTACCAGTAATGCTACAGGTTGGCAAACTACTATTTCAGACACAGCTATAGGAAGTTACAGTTCTGCAAGTTTTAGTAATGTTGGAACTAGCACATCTCAAAATGGAAGAGTTGTTAGAGACTCAGGAGGAACTCCTTCTAATAATACAGGATCTACTACAGATGCAGATGGTGGCTCTGGTCATTATTTATACTTTGAAACTACAAACCCTGCTAACACTGCAAGCTATGACTTTCTTCTTAGAGGGCCAGAAGTAACATTACCAAGTAACCCTACTTGGACTTGGTTTGAAAATAGAACAGGTACAAGTATGGGTAATCTTAATGCCTATCTTGATATTATATCTGGTGTCTCTGCAACTGTAGATTTAAGTCAAGGAAGTTATTTTACACTTTCATTATCATCAGCAGTAGCAGCATCTTTTTCAAATCCACCTGCTACAGGTCAAGCCTACTCTTTTGCTTTAGAGGTAACAACTTCAGGAAATTATGCAATTTCATGGCCTACATCTATAAAGTGGGAGGGTGGTAGTGCTCCAGCTAATACAGCATCAGGAGCAATAGACTTGTACACATTTATAACAATAGATGGTGGCACTACATACTTCGGTAAAAAAGCTTTAACAGGAGTAGCATAATGTCACTTAGTAAAATGATAATGGGTCAGTCTGGAAATCAAGGTTCAGGTGCAAGTTTAGATGTAGACGATGTGTTTAGCACGTTTGTGTATGACGGAAATAGCTCTACACAAACTATTACTAATAATATTGATTTGTCTAATGAAGGTGGGTTAGTCTGGATTAAAAGTAGATCTGACAGCCAGTCGCATGAGCTTGTTGATACGGTTAGAGGTAATACTAAGTTTATACGAACAAATAGCACCACTGCAAATAGAACTTCTAGTTCGGGAGATGTTACGGCATTTACTTCTTCTGGTTTTAGTTTAGGAGCATCTAGCACAGCAGGTGTTAATAATAGTTCCAACGAATATGTATCTTGGACATGGCGCAAAGCCCCTAAGTACTTTGACATTGTGACATATACAGGAGATAATACTGCAGGTAGAACTATATCTCATAGCCTTGAATCAGTTCCAGGAATGATTTGGGTTAAAAGAACTGATAGCTCTGAAGATTGGAGTGTATGGCATAGAAATTTACACACAAACTCATCTGGTGAAACTACACGATTTTTAAAGTTAAATAGTACTGCTGGTGCTTTTCCTTCTAGTTCTGATTCTAGTTCTAGTGCTACTTCAGATGTTCAAGCTGCTTCAAGTACAACATTTACTGTTGGCAATGATAGTAGAGTTAATGGAAGTAGCGCTACTTATGTTGCCTACATATTTGCACACCACAATTCAAATGGTGGGTTTGGACCTAGTGCTAATCAAGATATTATTAATTGTGGTAGTTATACTGGTGCAGGGTCTACAGATGTTGATGTAAATATAGGGTTTGAGCCTCAGTGGCTACTAATTAAAAGAACAAGTTCTGATGGTGCTAACTGGGTTGTGGTTGATAGCATAAGGGGCGTTGTTACTGGTGATGATGATGCTCACTTCCTAGCAAATCTTTCTAACAGTGAAGACAATTCTAGTGATTTTTTAGAGTTTACACCTACTGGATTTAGAATAACAGGAAGTAGTGGTAATGTTGCTACTAATAGCGCTACTTTTATTTTCATGGCAATCCGCAGAGGCCCACTAGCTGCACCTACTAGTTCTAGTCAAGTGTTTGCAGTAGACAACGCAGGATCTACAGGTGACGGTGTTGATCCTAAATTTAGAAGTGGGTTTCCTGTAGATTTTGCATTAAGAAAAGACACAGGGTCAGGTAATTGGGAGGCACTTACACGTTTACTACAAGGAAATTCTTTACGTCCAAATGATACTGATGCAGAGGATAGTGGATCAGGCGGTGATCAATTTGATTACATGAATGGTTACAATACAGGAACAAACACAGACTCTTCTTTATACAGTTGGATGTGGAAACGTGCTCCTAAATACTTTGATGTTGTGGCTTACACAGGCACAGGAAGCAATACAACTGTAAGTCATAATCTTGGTGTTACACCTGAAATGATGTGGATAAAGTGCCGCAGCAATACTGACAATTGGGTTGTTTTTCATAAAGATATTGGTGCAACTAAAATAGTACAACTAAATAATGATATTGCACAAACAACAACCTCAACAAGATTTAATGATACAGCCCCTACTTCTAGTGTGTTTACTGTAAGCACTGATAACGAGGTAAATGGTAGTGGTAGAACCTACATAGCCTACCTTTTCGCTACTGTAGCAGGTGTATCGAAGATAGGCACAGTGGCACATTCAGGAAGTTCTACTGATGTAGACTGTGGTTTTTCTAATGGGTCTAAGTTTGTTTTACTAAAACGTACAGATGCCACAGATAGTTGGAAACTGTTTGATAGCAGTAGAGGAATAGTCTCAGGCAATGACCCTCATGTGTTTACAAATACAAATGGTGGTCAGCAGGATACACAGGATTTAATAGACCCTCTTTCATCAGGTTTTCAGATTACGGATGATTTAGATGATGGTACTTATCTTTTTTATGCTATTGCAGCATAATATCAAACTCATATGAAAGGATCAATCAATGGGTGAATATAGACATAGAGAATCTGGAGTTGTAAAGACTCAAGGCGAGTGGAGAAAAGAATATTCTAACACTTCTTTCCCTGCTGTCTGGACTCAAGATACGTTAGACTTTATGAAGTTAGATGCAGTGTTACCTAGTCCTCCTGCTACAACAACAGCGTATCAAACAAGTGTGCGTGATGGCGTTGAGCAAGATAGTAAAGGCAACTGGGTAGAAAAGTATGTAGCTCGTGACATGTTTGCTGATACAACTGTAGATGGAAAAACAGTCACAAAAGCAGAGCATGAGGCTGCGTATCAGGCTACGCTAGATGCGACTACTGCCGAAGGTCACAGAACTACACGCAATAAGCTATTAGTTGATAGCGATTGGACACAGGTTAATGACAGTCCATTAGCCAACGATGTTAAAACAAGCTGGGCGGTTTATAGATCTGAATTGCGTGGGATTACGGATCTTGATGAATGGCCTAACTTGGAAGATGCCGATTGGCCTGTAGCACCGTGAGGAGTGAGTAATGGATAAACGTACACGCACACTTTCGCAAGCACACTCTCGCATTGATCAAGTTGAAAAGGATGTTGTTGCAATTAAAACAACAATTGAGCTTACAATTAAAGATCTGCAATCGCGCATAAAGCGTTTAGAAATGATACTGATCGCGATTACTGGTGCAAGTTTATTGCTGTTATTACGCATGAACTTCTTGGGCTAGTAAATGGAAAACTTGAAGCTGCCACTGTTTGTGGTGATAGCAGTAGCCGCGCAAGTTGCTGGCGCTGTGTATTATGGTGCGAATATAATTCGTGACGTTCAAGACAATACAGTTCGTACAGAAGCTTTGCTTGAAATTCTAGTTGAGACTGAAGAAGAACTAGAAGCTGTTGATGATGAGCAATGGACAGATATGGAAGCGCTGCCGAGATTAATGACAGATTTAATAAAGCTTCAAGCGCGTGTCGCAGTTTTAGAAAAAACAATTGAGTATACAAGACGCGATGGAATGTAGTTATGGATCCTATAACAATTTTAGGCGGATTGTCTGCTGGCATAAAAGCTGGAAAACAGCTGTATGCTATGAAGAACGAGATTGTTTCTTTTTTTGATACGGTCGATGAAGCAAAAGCAAAGCACAATAAAAAGAAAAACAGCATCTTTGCAAGTTCTAATGAACAAGCTTTGGCAACCTACTTTGACGCTATGGCGGCTCGTGACGCAGAGCAACAATTACGCGAATTGATCGTAAACTCCAGAGGTCTATCCAGCTATCAGGAACTTCAAAATATACGCAAAGAGATACGCCAGGAACGTAAAGCAGCAGAAGCACAACGGCAAATAGACCGACAGAAACGTTTAGAAAATTATATGACAATAGCTGTCATCGTTTTAGGCGCAGTAGCTCTAATCGGTGGGGTGTACCTTTTCTTAGTTTACAGTGGCGTCATCAAGTTTTGATGTGATTTTACGCGAATGGAAAAACAAATTTATACTCTACGATGAGCATGGTTACGTCCTCTGCATAACACGCGAGAGGCATTTAGCACTACATATGGCGAGGAAGCGAAATGGTAGCAATAACAGCTAGTTATCTAGATGAACTTAAACTACTTCCAAGGCTGGCATTCTTGTGTCAGATCGTACTGACCTGGAAGGTTTGTCTTTGGTACATGAGTTTAGGAATTACTGCGACTACGCAGCAAACAACTTTCGTAAGCATTGTCGTTTCTAGTCTATCAGCGAGCTTTGCTCTTTGGTTAGGCAAAGAAGCTAAGACAGATCGTGGGGGAAACATAAATGATAAGTGAAATTATTAAGTCAGCAGCTCCCATACTAGACAAGTTTGTTGAGGACAAAGATGCCAAGGCAAAGATTAAGGCAGAGCTGGAACAATCTATTATCGGACTACAAGCAGCGCAAGCAGCTGCAAATGTAGAACAAGCAAAGCATTCATCATTGTTTGTGGCTGGAGCAAGACCAGCCATTATGTGGATATGCGCCCTGGGTTTGATGACACAGTTTTTTTTAATGCCGATAGCTGAGTGGGCTACTGCGCTGTGGGCTCCAGGCACACCGTTGCCAGAATTAGAAACAGGCGAGCTTATGAGTTTGACCTTAGCACTGCTTGGGCTGGGTGGCATGAGATCCTGGGAGAAATCAAAAGGCGTAGCAAGAGAGAGGATGAAGTGATGGAGATTTGGCAGTGGGTCATGCTGTTCTCAGCCGTTAGTTTAAACACGCTGGTTAACTGTTGGAGATTGTGGCTGGAGATGAAACGATGAGTGATGCACTAAAAGCGCTTCAATCAAAGATCGGGGGGGGGCTTAACCCTGATGGAGCGTTTGGGCCGATAACTGCCAAAGCTATTACTAATCATTACGTCCTAAATGCAGAGCGTGGAGCTCACTTTTTAGGCCAGCTAGTACATGAGTCAGGTACGTTTAAATACACAGAAGAAAACTTAAACTACAGCACAGCATCTATTTTAAAAGTGTTTGGCAAATACTTTGACAGCGAAAGTGAAGCAGAGACATGCGCTAGAAACCCACAGGCGCTCGCTGACCGCGTGTACGGTGGTCGTATGGGTAACGAGGGTCAAGGTTACTTATGGCGCGGTAGGGGCTTCCTACAGTGTACTGGCAAGAACAATTACACACAGTTTGCAGCCGACATGAACCTACCAGATGTGATGACAAACCCTGATTTGGTAGCGACTGATTATTCTATGGAAAGCGCGATCTGGTTTTTCGACAGAAACAAGCTGTGGGATATTTGCGATGAGGGCGTCAACGATGACACAATCAAACGCCTGACCAAGCGCATTAACGGTGGAACAAACGGTCTGAAGCATCGAGCGACAGAGACTAAGAAAATCTATGAGTGGTTACAATAAAGGAGCTGACTATGAAAAAGAAACCAAAGCCAAAGAAAACAATAATGTCCGGATATGGGAAGGGTAAATAAATGCCAGGGATGAAAATGACAAAGAAGCTTTCTCCGAAGCAAATGAAGATCGCATCAGCTGCTGCACCTACAGATCAAATCACTGGTGCTGATTTTGCAGAGCTGAAAAAGAAACCAACTAAAAAGAAAAACATTATGTCTAACTTTGGGAGGAATGCATAATGCCGCACGGTAAGAAGCACGGCCTATACGAAAATATTAGGTTGAAGAAGGCTAGGATCGCTAAAGGTTCTGGTGAGAAAATGAGAAAGCCTGGTAGTGCTGGAGCTCCAACAGCTAAGAATTTTAAAGAAGCAGCAAAGACGGCAAAGAAAAGATGAGCGCACCACCAGAACGCACTGGCAACTCAGGTAGGCGAGCTTCATTCTTACAGCGCATGGGCAAAATGCCTGGGCCTACGAAAAAGAAAGATGGCACAGATACTCCATTGCTTAAATCACTGAAAGCCTGGGGAGCTAGTTCCAAAGCTGATGCTGTATCTAAGGGCAAGCGCATCTCTAGAATTAACAAGAACAAGAAAACATGATTAAGTTCTGGACGATTTTGTGGCTTACGTATTCTATTCAAGATAGCTCGTATCAACATATAATGATGTTTGAAAGTTACGACGATTGTGTAGCTGTTACACAGACTGATTTGCGTAACGTGATGCAAGAACGATATGGTCTAATTATGATGCGTTGTGAACAGTCACATATTGTGGCCTCAATGCCTAAACCCAAGCCTAGACCGAAGCCTGATTTTGATTCGTAATTTGTGATGCGGCATCACAATTGCATCACACACGCCTATGCACACCTATGCACAAAGTGGTGCAAGATAGCGCAAAAACTGTAGAAAAATGCAATATAAACAGGTATTTGTCAGGTTCGAGTCCCGTCAACCGCGCCACCTATTTTCCATATAAAACAATAGCTTAACCCCTTTTGGGGGTGCTCGCATCACAAGCCGCATCACAAAAAGGTTAGGGGGGGTCACGGGTAACACTTGTAATTTGATTAATAAAATCATACATTCTTGATATAAAGCGACAAGAAATGGAGATGGTTATGTTACAAGTTTCACCTAAGAGATACGCATCAAGAGCAAAAAAAGGTTGGGCATCTTGGTGTGTTGATACACGGTCTGAATTACAGAACGGATCACAA